AAATTCCCGTGGGGAGTTTTCTCCAAACAAAAGAGGGGGTGCGACTAGAAATGAATCGCACAAAACTTTTTTATATCCCCCTGCCTCTCGAAAGTGGTACTCAATCAGTGATCTCAACTGTTTCTGTGTTGCTCTCATGCTCGCTTTGCTCTGCTTATACAGAGCCGTGATTGTATTGTGTGTTTTATGATTGAGAGGTATGAGGTTGAACGGATTCAAACGCTGCTCCCAGTCGTCCTCAAGTTCAACGATATGGTGAACAGGATTGCATGTGAGTAGTTCATGTTCGACATATAATGCGTATATATCTACGTTGTCATAGACCTCAATGATACGTTCCCGCATCGCCCGCCATTCCTTTGATACATAGAACTCCGCTGCTCTCTCGTCTCGCCGTGTGTTGTTGTATATCATGTGTCTCGACTGCTGCTGCCGTTCACATTCCTCGCACATCTTCATCGACTGCGGAATCAGCTTGCCACACCTGCATGATTTCAAAAGCATCTGTGTTCTCCTCTCTTTCTTGGTTCTCCTGCTTTGTTATCCACAAGAGGCGGGCAGTTATGCACATTACTGTGTATACTTACCCGCATATAACAGGAGGGCAAACAGGCAAGAAAAAAGCGACTGCATATCTGCAATCGCTCAACTCAACTGTTCACGCTAACATATTAGCACTTTCATTTCGTCTTTTGTTCACCCACTTTTCACCCCTATTTTCACCTTCATTTCACCCTGTTTTCACTCCGTTTCTATCGTTTTCAATCGCTTTTGCACCAAATAATTTGATTGACAGACGTTGAATCATAACCTTGCACCACTTTTTCGGTGAGTTGCGTCCGCAGCCTGTCTCCCTCACTATATCCTCGTATGTTTTGCCCTTGATATATACCGCCTCAAGTGCGTCATACTTGTACCCCTCACCTGCTGCCTCTGCATCTTCTTTTAGCGATGCAAGAGCCTGTTTGAGATGCTCGAACAGAATGACCGTCTCTGCACGGCACTCTCTGACTGATTGCAGAAACGCTCTCTCTGCTGATATGTTGTATTTGCTTATGTTTGGCACTTGAGAGGTCTCTGACACTGCCTCTTTGATGTATCGTTCCATTTCACGATAGTTTTCGAGATATAGCAGGGTTTTGTCAATGACTGTCTGCTCCTTTTCCTCTTTCATGCTTTCTCCTCGCTTTCTGCTTTCGTCTCATAGGCAGACCGTGCATTTTACGCCAGTTATTTGTATCTCGGCGATTTGTGCATCCTTGCGAACCGCTCATTTTCATAATTGCCGTTTTTACCTGCTCCGCTGTGACCCCCGTTTGCATGACCGCCTCGACGAACTGTTCTGCTGTTGTCTTTGCTTTGATTTCCGGTTTTTTATATTCCTTTTTTTCTGCGATGCCCTTATTAACTGTTGCTTTATCTGCTGCCTGTTCGATCATGTTTGAGATTTCTTTTTCTGTCTTTCCGGCTTTTCTAAAATGCTCAATCACGCTTTTCACGATGCTCATAATTCCCATATTATCACGCTCCTCCTTTCCGTTTACGCAAAAGGGAGTTGTTCGTCAACGCCGTCCGGAATATTCATGAATCCGTCTCCTGCATCCGTATAATCTGCATTTTGTCCCTGTTCTCCCGCTGCTTTCTTACTTTCCGCAAATTCCTGTTCCTCAATCACAACATCTGTCGTATAAACCCGCTGTCCGTCTCTGTTTGTGTATGAGCCTGTCTGAATCCTGCCTGTGACAACGATTTTCGTTCCCTGTTTCAAATGTTTCTCTGCAAATTCGCCATTTCTGCCAAATGCAACGCATGAGATGAAATCTGCGGACGGTTGCCCGTCCCGCTGCCCCCAACGATCAACCGCCAGAGTGTAACGTGCCACGCACATGGATTCCTGCGAACTGTTCTGCTGCGTATATCTGACATTCGGGTCTCTTGTGAGTCTCCCCATCAATATGACTTTATTCATTTGCCGTTCCCGTCCTTTCTCTCTGCATCACATACTCATTTTGCATCTTCTGCAATCTGACGAGACCTTTTTTGAACTCAAGATCATCGCCATTCATGCAGACATCGAATATTTTCTCATAATCAACAATGTGCATCTTGATGAACTCTGCCTCTGCTGCCGTCCGGCTCTCATTGATGAACATTCCCTTGACTGCCTCTTTTATCATCTCGCAATGGGTCTTTTCCTCCTCTGACTGTGGCGGTGTGCTTTCGATCATGCGGTCATAGACTTTGTCAATCGCCCCTGCAATCAGTTCTCTCCAACCTTTGCCCTTTTCCCCGATTAACTGGTTTTCAATGTCCTCAAATCGGTTTCCGTGTCCTGCTGCTACGATGCGGATGTCCTTTTTGCCCTTTGCTGCAATCAGAATCAAATCGTCATCGTATGCTTCCATGTAATAGTCAAATTTTGCATCGAAATTCTCTCTCGGATTGATGATGATTTCCGGCTGACTGTTTCCCTCCGTCTTGATACTCACTCCGATGTATTTCGCATCCTTGATTTTCGCATTGATAAATTCTGCCTTTAATGTGCTTTTGTTCATGCTGCTCCTCCATTCACTAATCTGTTGAGTAACTGTTCATACATGGTCTTGTATGTGTCTCTTTCTGTCTGCAATCGGATTGTCTCCTCTGATGATGCTGTGTTTTCCGGCTTTACATTTGCCTTTTCTTTCAATTCCTGCTCCATCGCTTGAATCTTGTTGCGATAGAGTTCGATTTCCTCCTGTTGATTCTTGATTGTCTCATTGTATTTCTTTGAGGTTTTCATGCTGCTGTCAAGCTGCAAGGAAATCATGAGAGCGATGTCGATGTTCTCCATCTCTTTGTCTGTACACTCCCCGATATACGTTCCGATGCGTTCTGTTGATACCGAATAGACCTGTTCACACAAAACGGTGCTTGGTCTGCCCGTCGATCTCACTGTCACATGCGTCGGAAGATCTGTTTTCGGCTGTGTGGTCATATATACAATTTCAACGACATTACTGTTCTCATTGTTCTTGTTATTGCTCACAATGACCGCCGGACGGTCGGAGTGCTGCTCGCTCCCGCTATACGATGCCCCCCCTCTGCTGATATAGAACATTTCGCCTCTCTTGATGTTATCCATCACAATTCCTCCTTTTTTATCACTCTATACAGTCTTTTTGCCTTGATATATTCCTTGTATTCTTCATCGGTCATCATCACAATATTTGTTTTGTCCTTTATATCTTCCGTAAACTGTTCTTTGCTTTTTCCGTACACATCCGCACCAAAAATCCGCAGATGTTTAACTAAAGTCTTTCCTCTGATGATTCCCTCTCTGATAATTTTTCCGTCCTCCGTTTCTGTGTCCTCAAATCTTTTCAATGTGTAATTCAGCGAGAACTCCATTGCTGCCAAAATCGGGTCTTTTATCTCTGTCATTCTACGCCTCACCGTCTTTCATGAGTTTGGTTGCCATGATGCAATATCCGTCCTCAATTCCGGTGTAGTCCTCAAGAATATACGTCACAAGCACCTTGACCATGCGTCCGGTGTTCTTCCCGTCTGCAAATTCCATCATCTCAAGAATGTCGCCTTTTTTATAGCCTCTGTCATTCTTCTGGAGTTCAAATGTTTTGATTCCGTTTGCCACATCATCGAAATAAGGCTTTGCAAGGCGTATCTGATGCACTTTCTGTCCGGTCTCCTGTGTATCTGACGGGAGACTCTGCATCTTCTCCTCCTGCTCCATCTCACGGAGTTTTTTCTTTGTCTCACGGTCGATTGCATCCTGCTCCTCTGAATATCTCTGCTCGTCGGTCTTGTACGCCTCCGCACGGTTGTTGTACTGGTCGCATGAGGTACATGTTCCGGTCTTGACATTGCATGTCTCATATTCGGTGCAGGAATAGCAAATGGATGTGATTCCCTCCGGATGCGGTGTCTCGTAATCGTCGCCCGCTCTTACTTCCGGAGGATTCATGCTGCTTTCTGCTGTGTCGGATTCTGACACCTGCTGCCCCGCTGCTTTCGCTTCTTTCATGTCTTTCACTTCTTTATGTGTCAGTTCTCCGGTCTCTGCGAATTTTCCCAGTGCCTCACGCTGCTCGTCCTCTGTCATTCCGCTCAATTCATAAGCTGCGGAGAATGTGAGACGTTCTTTCTTGAGTTCTTCCCTCCATTCCGGAATCAGATTGTTGTTGACTGCCTCAATCTGTGCAATCTTCGTTTTGCTCATGTGCAGCATCGAGGAAATCACATCTCTCAACCGTCCAGATTGCAGGTCATATCCCTTGATTTTTTTCCCTGCTGCTTTCATACGCTCAAGAGATGCCTTGAGGCGTGTTTCCTCCTCGATCATGTCAGAAATGGTCTTTGTACGGTATGCGTTGGCGATGATGATTTCAACCTGCTCCTCGTCATCATCCTGCGGTGTGGTCAATTTACTTGTTGCCAGTTCAAAGTCGTTATATCCCTTTGATACGAGGTACTTGAGAGCCTCCCATCGTCTTTCACCTGCGACGATTCTGTATTCGCCCTTTTCGCATGGTGCATATACGAGTTCGAGGTTCTGTTTCAAACCGGACAGGAGGATATCTCCTGCCAGTTCTTCGATGTCCTTGACACTGTAAAAATTCATGGTGTTGCGGTACATCTTGAAAATCGAAATGTCCTTTGTCCGGAATCTCGCTCTCGGAGATTCGTCAATTCCTGCTTTGCTGTTTTTGTTGAGTGCGTCTTTGACGCTGAATCCTGCTGCCATCTGTTCACCCTCCTGCTGTTACTCTGTGAGTTTCTGTTTTTTTGTCTCGGTACGTTCGACGTTGTTTTCGCCCTTGCTATTCTGCGAAATAGAGGCTTTCACGCCTCCACGGAGGTTCAATGTGACCTTTGCCAGTCCTCCGGTGTAAATCTCCTCGACCGCTGCCTTGAGAATCTTCACAATTCCCTCTCCGCATCTCTTGTCCGGTGCTGCTGCCTCTCCGAACAGTGCAGCGACGTTCTGCATCGCCTTTTCTTTCCTCTGTTTCTCTTTCTGATATTCAACTGCATCCGGACAATTACATGTCATGGTTGCCTGTTCCTCTGCCTGTGCTGCTGTCAGTTCTTCGTCTGCCTCAATCTGCGTCATTTGACCGCAGAATCTGCATTTTGCTGTTTTCACAATATTTCCCATGCGTTTTTCCTCTCTTTCCGGTCTCATGCGACCTCATGCAAAATAATTTTTCTGAATATGCTCTCGAATATTGGAACGGCGATGCTGTTTCCTGCTTGGTCGTATAATGCTTTGTAATACTTCCCGTTTCTTTTCTGCACCGCTTTCGCCCTGTCGAAATCCTCGTCCGTGTACCCCATCAACCGCCAACACTCACGCTCAGTCAAATAACGATAGCGTCCATCGCCTCGGTCGATGACCTGTGCGGGTGTCCGGTCTTGTCTCGTTGTGATGGTATATGCACATTCTTTGATAACCGTCGCCCTGCGGATGCCTTTTTCTCCGATACATGCAAGGACGGACGGTTGTGTCACGTTGTAAACATCCGGAACACTTGCATCGTCCTCAAGAAACTCCTGCAAATTACGCATCGGCGTTCTTATGAGGTCATCAAATTCAAATTTTTCTCCATTCAGAGCAGAAACTGTGAACACTCGCTCTCTCGCTTGTGGCAATCCGAACTCTCTTGCATCCAGTACCTCAAAATTATTCGTATATCCCAATCGCTCCATTTCAACCATGTATCTGTCAAAATTCGGTCTCATGTACTTTGATTTCACATTCTTCACGTTTTCCCATATCACATAACGAGGTCGCCATTCGCCCATATTCTCAATGATATGTATTGTCTCCCACATGAGAGAGGAACGTGTTCCGCTCCCCTCGTCTGAACCTTTGCCTCGGTTGATTCTGCCCTCTCCTGTCGCCTTTCCTTGATGTCCTGCAATGCTCATGTCTTGGCAAGGTGAGCCATGAATCAGAATGTCCGGTTTCAGATTCCATCCGACAACCGTTTGTGTTTTATATGCCAGTTCCTCACGGAACATTGAATTGTACGAACGCACCGCCTTTTCATTGATTTCCACATAGTCGATTGCTTTTGTCGGAATGTTCAAATTTCTCAAGGCACATCGAGGCGACCCAATCCCTCCGAATAACTCAAGGATTTGTATTGTCTCGTTTTCCATGCCTTACCCCTCCATTTCCTTGAGTAACTCATGTACAACGCATCTGTAATCTTGAGACACGATTCCACGCTTTGAAAATTTCGGGAGCGGTATCATTGCCGTTGTTGATTTCTCCGCAACAATGGAACGGCGAACCGGAGTGACAAACATGTCAAATCCGGATTCTGCTTTCAACCACTCCTCAACCTCAAGAGATGTCTTGTTTTTCTGTCGCATTGTCATGAGTGCCTTGATTCTCAAGTCCGGATTGATGTCTCTCAAGTCCTCAATCTGCTCCTCAAGGTTCTGCAATGCCTCGATTTCATATCCCCCGACCTTTACCGGAGCAATAATGAGTTCTGTTGCAATCAGAATGTTAATGACCACCATGTCAAGCAGTCGACCACAATCGCAAATGCAATAATCGTATGCGTCCGCTACCTCCTCCAACGCCTCACGCAATCGTGTGACTTGATTGTCCTCTGACTTGAGCAGCAAATTCATGTCCGTCTGCATGAGATAGCCATTTGCCGGAATGATGTCAACGTGCGAATATTCCGTCGGGCGAATCAGATCACTCGTTTTGTATGTACCGCCGACGCATTCATGTTTCTCAAGCAGCTCACTCATTCCGATTCCGTCCGATTCAAATACTCCGAACGTCTTTGATGTATCGCCCTGCGGGTCTCCATCTAACACAAGCACTCTTTTCCCCTGTTCCTCGCCCAACATATAAGCGATTGAATCGGATGTCGTCGTTTTCCCGATTCCTCCCTTTGGTGACATCACTGCAATAATTCTCATGTTGATTCCTCCTGTTATTGTCCTGTTATTTTATTTTCCCGTCCTTGAGGATGCTGTTGTTCGGGATGCTCATGTTCAGACTTCTCTCCCTGTGTGCTGAATCCGACAAATTCAGATATTCCTCAATAACCTTGATTGCCTCCTCTGCTGAATAGCAGGTTGCAACAAAATGTCCGGCTGCTGCCATGTCTGCAAGGAACTCTTTCTGTGTCTCCTGCTGCCTGTTGTTGCCGAATTTCATCTCGACGAACAACCCGCAGTATGAACCTTTCGGATATGGGAGTTGTAAGTCGGAAACGCCCGCCTTGACACCCATCTGTTTGAATTTCACCGCCTCCGCTCTGTTCCTGCTGCCTCCATTCGGCACATGGAACAACCACTTCAATTCCGGATAACGGTTCATGTTCCATCCCGCCCATGACACGACGTTGATTTGCTCCGTGTCCTCACTTCGTTTCGCATATCTCATGTTCATTTGCTTTCGCCTCCTCTTTGCACATGTCATAATATTCGCAGAACAGACACACATGTTTGCAGTCCTTGACCTTGAGCATGTGTCTGATTTTCTCAATGATTTCTCCTGCCCTCACTTTCCGACCACCTCCTCAATCTCTTTCATCCTCTGCATGATTGCACTGTTGTACGAATACACATACACTCCGTTGCTCCACAAATGTTCCCTTGCACCTTTTTCACCGTAGTTGTACGCTGCAAGCGCATCCTGCACCGTGCCGTATTTCTTGAGCAGGTATGAGAGGAAATCAATCCCAACCCTCACATTTTGATACGGATTCATGAGGTCGGTGCATCCTAACCTCTGCATCCGGTCGGTGTGCCATTTCTCATATATCTGCATATATCCCTTTGACCGCCCGCCGTCTCCGACCTTGTCAAATTCATATCCGGATTCATGCTCTATGAGTGCCAACGCAAGGGCATACGGAACGTCATTTTGCTTGCACAGGCATCTTGTGTATATCTGCATTTTCTCCGGAAAATAGCCTTTATCTGCATACTGCTCCGGCAGGTCATAATATATGAACCCCTCAAGATCACAACTGCCCCAGTCCTCGGACATGGTGTCAAAAACCTTGTATTTGCTTTCGGTCTCCTCTGCCGTCTGCACGATTGTTTCCGGATTCTGCACCGTTTCCGCATGTGTCGTCTCCTCCTGCGTTGTCTCCTGCTGCCTCTCCTCGATCTGCTCCGGCTTTTTGCTGCCGAACACTGCCACGCACAACACTGTCACAACTCCTGTGACCACGATCACACGAAACGTATTACGTCGCCTTGCTCGTCTTGCCCGTCTTTTCCGTCTTTTCACCTTGCAGCCTCCTTTTTCTCATTCGTGCATGTATGTAAAACATGCAATTAAAATTGTTGTAGTACACGTTTGCGTTCGTGAAATCCATGTCCGGATACCACTTTCCCAAAATCTCCGGAATTGAATCCCTGTCTTTGACCATTCCATCAACAAATGAGCCTATTTTTTTATAGCTGCCTCCTGCTGCCGGACGTTTGGAATGTACGACCTTGATTCGTGGGTCTCTCAATCCCTGCGAACTGTTCCATCTCTTTTCCGACGGAACACGGTTCTTTTCTTCGACGATATAGTTCGCCATGCCAGACAGACCATTTTCATCCGTCTGCAATCTACGAACCTCATTCCTGCTTGACTGTTTCCAACATGATTCAACCGTCTCCATGTCCAACGCACCGTCCATGACAATGTGATGATGCCATCTGATTTCCGCATCCGGATTGTATGCGGTCACATAGACATATTTTGTGTTCGGGAGACCCCTCTTTTTCCTCTGATAGTTGATGCGTCGGATGTACTTTTGCACATTCTTGATTGCTGCATCCACATCCCCGTCCGGTGGGAGGTGTGCGTCATCATAGGTCAACGTCATCCAAATATCACGATCACTGAAATTCTCATTGATTAACCTCTCAACGTATTTCCGTGCGTTCTTGTCATTCAGATTCTTTTGAGCCTTGTTATTGTCTTTCTTGATAGTTCTCCCCTCCGGAGGTACTTCATCCATACTCCGGAACTGCGGGTATATCTCAATCTCAAACTGATCTCCTGCGGTTATCTCTTTCAAGGCATATACAACTTTCTTTCTGTGTTGGAACAGGTTCTCAATGAACCATTCGTGCATTTCCTCCAACGATTTGTTATATGCTGCCTCATAATCATACGGGATGAACTGCATCCTTTTTTTTCTTGCCATCTGACACATGCCTCCTATATAGGTTTTCGTAGACTTGTTATTATCTATTACAAGGACGCTCAAACCTCCGAAAACCCTGTATTTTCACGACTTCTCCGGTCGTTTTCGAGTTGCTTTTTCGTGTCAGATTTGCTATAATATCTTTTTAGTGATAGCGACTGACACAATCAGTCAAATCAAGGACGACCACTGCAATGGTTGTCCTTTTTCTTTTGTTCTCATGCTCCTGCTTTATGTATGCCCCGCCACCGTGACGGGGCGTTTTTATTAAACGGCTGCAACTGCCTCTTTCTGTTCCCATCTGCGACGCTCCTCTGCTTTTCCCGCTGCCTTACCCTCGGCATACGCAGACATCACCATAATGGTCATTGATTTTCCCTCAAGGTCGTCAATATTCATGAATTTTTCTGCCATGCTCTCAATCACTGCCTTTTTCTCATTTCTTGTCATTTCTCAACACCTCCTCGGATTCGCTCAATCTCTTTTTCTATGTTCTTTCCGGAATAATCTGCAAGCAGTTTTTCCGAAATGTGATACGTCCAAATTGAGGACATCTGCACCGCCGTTCCTATCGGGAGTTTTCCCTGTTGCATTGCTACCCTCACAAATTGCGGTGACACATTGAGGATTGCTGCTGCCTCTGTCGGCAATATTCGTCCTATATCCATCTTGATTCCTCCTGTTGGTGGTTCTCTCGGTCTTTTCATCCCGTCCACCTGCTTTCCGGCATTGTCTACCGTGTTGATGCTTTTCGCCTTAAAAATCATCGAAAACCTGTTGACTGACCATGCACTTTCTAGCAGGTGCGACCGCTGCCATGTTTCCCACGGTATCGCTGACGCTGTCTTTCGGCTTGCCATCGTCAGAGTGTCGGTTGCCGTCCGAACACTGACGGGGCGACTGTTGCCCCGTTTCGGCTTTAGTAAAATGAATCCCTCTGCATTTCGTCGTCAACTTCTTTCGGTATCTGGATAGGCTCGAAATCATCGTTTTTCTCGTTCCAATAATCAAATAACTCTTTTATGTACTGGTTCAATGTCTCTGCATTGCTCATTTCTGTTCCTCCTGCTCTTTCTTGTCCTGCTACATCTCCTGCCATATAATAAATGTGCAACCATTCTCAAATGACAGGAGGTGAAATGCTGTGGACGATTATGAAAATTTGTATAAGGATGTCAGCAATCAGAATGTTGACACCGCCGAACTTGAGCGTCGTAAAAAAGAACGTTATCAAAACCGTTTCAATTATTACAATAGTGTTGTTGCAACCCTCGCTTTGATTCTTTCGATTATCGGTATAATCTTAGGATTAAACTGATAATTGACAGGATAATCGCTAATGTTGAGCAGATTGCGGGCATCCATTTAATAATTTTTATTTTCATGGGTGTCTGCTGCTCCTCAAGTCTCTCCTCTGCCTCCGTTTCAAGCTGTTTCTTTGCAATCGTAACTTTCGCAGCTACGTTCTGACTTCTTGAGACAATTTCAATCTCTGTCATGTTCAAATCTAATTTTTCATACACATTCAAGGTCTCTTTCATTGCCTCTTTGATTTTTGTTCTTCTTATTTCCTCCACTGTTTCACCTCCTTGTGTTGTCCTTGAATACATAATATGCGTCTTTGACAACTTTGTCAATAGTTTTTTGTATTCTTTGAATACTTTTTTATTGCATTTTATTTCAACGAGTGTTATGATTCATGAAAAGGAGGTGTTCACATGACACAAAATGAGCGTGTAAAGGAAATAAGAAAGACGCTCGGTCTCACTCTTGAGAAATTCGGGGAACGTATCGGAGTGACAAGAGGTTCAATGTCTAATATAGAAAACGGAAATCGCAACCTAACCGAACAAATGACAAAATCTATCTGCCGTGAGTTCAGCGTTGATTATATGTGGTTGACTACTGGTGAGGGCGAAATGTTCATTGACACGGACGATGATTTCATCGAACGCATTGACCGCATCATGGCGGGTGAGGACGAGGCACGAAAAAACCTTTTCAAATTCATGCTTGAGTTGAGCGACGAGGACATCGTTGCACTTGACCGCTTAATGAAAAAAGCTATTGAGTTCACACAAAATAATAAAGAAAAAGACTGACAGCCTTTTCAACTGTCAGTCTCATGGGTGTACAGATACGCCACGAATTTATATATCCTTTTGAGGATGCGTTCGTTTTGTATCTTCCCGACTATTTCAACAATAGCCTTTTTGTAATTCAAGGGGAACACCCCCTTTCCGATTACAGTGTATCATATATTTCCATGATTGTGGAAATATTGAGGTTGATTTCCATAATCGTGGAAATCGTTCCTCCTGCTGCCGGAATCTCGCTGCAATGTGATACAATTATTTGTATTCGGATTCAAACAGGTCGGTGATTTTAACGCCTAATGCAATCGCTATCATTTCAAGTTGAAACAATGTCGGCGACACCTTACCGTTTTCGATGTTGTTTATCGTAGACTTTCCGATTCCGGATTTCTTCGATAGATCCATCAATGTGAACCCTTTTGAGGTTCTCATTTCCCAAACGAGAATTTTCATCCTGCTCACCTCCTTTCTCAAGGAAAGTGTACAGATAGAAAAATCCCGCTCGAAATCAACGGTTGTTTCGCTAACTGCAATAAAAAAAGACGACCCACGCTGCAACGTGAATCGCCTTTGTGAAACTTCCGTCTCATGCTTCTGCAAAAGGCACTTGATAGATAGTTCCTGCAAACACCATTCTATCATAAAACCGTGCTTTTTGCATTGGTTTTATTTTTTATACTCTTTTTTAGGATGGTGATTTTATGAAACTACCGAACGGATTCGGAACGGTTTACAAACTTTCGGGAAATCGCCGGAATCCTTATGTTGCCAAAAAGACAAAAGGATGGGAAATTGACCCGAAAACAGGTAAATCAAAACAATTATATACGGTCGTCGGATATTACCCGACCCGTAAAGAGGCATTGACCGCACTTGCGGAGTTCAATGCAAATCCTTATGATGTGGATGCTGCAAAAGTCACATTCGAGGATGTATATGAGCGATGGTCTGATGAACATTTTCCGACCGTCAGTGATTCCAACGTCAAGGGTTATCGTGCAGCATGGGCGTTGTGTGATAAACTTGCACAGATGCGTTTTGTTGATGTAAAGCTCGATCACCTGCAAATGATTGTCGATGAATCCGGCAAAAATTATCCGACGCTCCGGAAATTGAAAGTCCTGCTCGGTCTGATGTATAAATACGCCGTGATTCATGAGATTATTCCAAAAGAACGGAATCTCGTTGAATACCTCGACATCAAAAAGGCAGGAAACCCGAACGCATACAACCGGAAACCTTTTTCAAAGACAGAGGTCAAAAAGATATGGGATGTCAAGGATTCAAATATATATTATACTGTCATCCTCATGCTGTTATATACCGGATGCAGAATCGGCGAACTCCTCGACCTCAAGAAAGAAAATGTGAACCTTGAGGAAAGATATTTCAAGATTGTCGCCTCAAAAACTGCTGCCGGAATCCGTACCGCTCCAATCTCCGAAAAGGTTTATCCGTTCTTTGAATACTGGTACAACCTCAATGATTGTGAATATCTCCTCTCTACTCCGGATGGTGAGCATTTCAAATACCGGAATTATTATGATTCGTACTGGTCGCCACTTATTGAGACCCTCGGAATGAAACACCGCCCTCACGATACCCGTCACACATGTATTTCTATGTTGACGGTTGCCGGAGTGTCAGACAAGGTCATCAAGAAAATTGTCGGTCATAAAGGACAGGGCGTGACAGAGGTCGTATATACGCATTTTGAAATCGAGGAACTGATTGATGCTATCAACAAAATATAG